TCGGTATCGGCTTCCCATGGTCTGTAAATTGTATTGCCATTTGTAAATCCTATCTGTTCTTTTTCTAACCAATGATCGAGTAATAATATGTAAAGATTTAGCCATGCTACATAAAAATACTGATCTGTATTTTGTGGTTTTCGTTCTGTGCCGACATACTGTTTTGAGTGGTTCTCTTTAAATATTAAAAGAGGTTCTTGTTTCATATCACTAGCTTGTCTGCATAGTTTAGTCCACCACTGGACTATGTTATTATTCTTTTGTGTAAACATTTTGTGATTGAGTGCCATATCTTTGTAAAACTTCACTTCGATTGTAAATATGTTCTCTTGGTCTAAGAGATATAAATCGCCTTTTATCTTGCCACTTCCGCTTCCAGGTGTCTGTATGAAATCCAGTCCTGAATAATCACTTAATATTTTTGCTACTTTTAGTTCGGCATATCTGCCTTTGCTTCTTGAACTCATATACTTTTTCCAATTATCCAAAAGGCAAGTAACATCATTCCTACACTAACTATTTGTAAAATAGACATAAATGCTATAAATTTTAGTTGTATCTTCCCTAATGGTAGTAGTTCTTTTTCTATCCATTCCGCTTGCTCTTTTGGAGTTGCGTCTTTGGTTTTGTTTAGTTGTAATTGTGTCTGTCTTTGATACTTCACAATTGAACTGTAAATTTACTAAGTAAATCTATTTCTTGGTCACTTAACTGACTTGCTTGTGACCACATAAGTGCTGACTGTGCACCTCTCGTTTCTCCTGCTCGATATGCTTTTAACATATCGTCAATCTCTCTACCTGCCAGAGCAGGGCCAATGCCACCACCCCCAGTCATTCCATGACAAGCTGCACAACCTGCCCATAATCCTCTTATTGAAGAAAACTCGTCTGCTTCTGCAGCAGCAACTTGTGCTTGTAATTGTTCTGTAAAACTTCCGTGAACTTCTAAATATTTTTCATAACACTCGCCATAACAACCCTGTATTCTTGGTTGTTTTGGACTGTCAAGAGTTACATAGTATATAGTTCCCGCTATGCAACACATTCCTATTATAAAATTTATATTCATTATCCTAAGTCGAAGTCTCCATTACTTTTTCTTTTTCCTGGTGTAAGAAAATTTTCTCTTTCCTGTAAATATCTCCATCTCACTAACCACTTTGCTCCATCACGTTCAGCGTCTAAAAAGATCGCATTTGTAATTGCAAGTGGAATGATAACTGCCATATGAAGAATAAAACTAAGTACTGAGTTATAGCCTCCAAACCAACCACCCCAGTAAGCTGCGATTAGTCCAAAGAAAAATGACCATACTGTAAACAATATTACCATAAAGTATGTTTGCAGTGATGGATCAGGTATGTACTTCAAAGGATTGTACTTAGCGTTCATAACTAAGTTCCAATTATCTACTATTCCTAAAATTATCTTTCTCATGATAAACTACTTATATTTTCCTCTTTTATTATTTCTATCTTGTCGAGTAATGGGTGTGTCCAACCGTGTGAAACAAGGTATGTATTAAGGTCATCTTCCTTTAGTAGAACTTCTACTACTTTCTCCTTTCCCTGTTCATCAAGTGCTTGATTGACTTCATCTAAAAACAATACATTGATTCTAGATGAAGAAATACTACTCATTAGTCGTCTAATTGCGACAAGAGTTGCAATGTTCACTCTTGCCAGCTCACCGCTGGAAAGTGCAGTAATATCAATAATGTTACCATTATCAGATACTTCAACATTCAACTTGTCGCTTTGTATGACGAAGTTCAGAGCAAATCTACCATCACTAAATTCTGCAAGATAGTGATTGGTCATATCTTCCAAATTCTTGACCATATTCTCAATCTTATAGGCAAGTAGACCGTTCGTACTAAATGCCTTCTTGAGTAGTTCAAGTATCTGCAAGTTATCTTCTTTCTCAAAAAGTTGCCCTGAAACTTCTTCTAATTGTTGTTCAAACTCTTCAGTTTGCTCTTGTATAATACCGATACGAGTATTGTGTCTTTCTCTACGATTATTCTCCTCGATTACTTCTTCCAGTTGTTCTCTCGAGTTAGAGATTCTCTCCTTAAGGGTGGTAATCTCTTTTTGTAGGTCTGCTTCTGAAAGTAAATCCTTTGGTAAATTTGGATCAATACTTCGATAAACTTCTTCAAACTCCCTTTGTCTTTCCTGTGCGGCATAGATTTTGGAGTTGTTTTCTTTGATACTCTCAATCTCTGAAAGTATGCCACGAACTTTGTGTGAAGCTGTTTCAACTTCTTTCTCCTGTTTATTTTGTATTTCTTTTATAAGTTCTACATCTACTTCCTGCAAACAAGTAGGACATACTCTTTCATCTGTTCCTTGAAATACTCGCTTATTTGCTTCAGCTCTCCACCGACCCAGCTGGGATTGGAGATCATCATAATCTTGGATTTCTCCAGTGACTTTTTCTACTTTTATAGTTTTTAACTGTTCTTTCCAATAATTATTAGTTGATATTTTTTTATTCTTATCAATGATATTTTCAAATTCTACTTGTAAAGACCCTAAAGTTTTCTCATCTTCTTCCGAGTGAAATGGTAAATCTAACTTTGATAGTAGAGATGTATCTTCCAATTTATTGTCATTTAACCATTTATCAATAGTATCAATTTTTGACTCTAGTCGTGAAACACTTAAAGAATCTTGTCTTACAGCTTCTTTGAATATCTCAAAATATTTTACATAATCATCTAGTTGCAATAAGTCAATTAAGAACTTCTTACGATTAGTGTCAGTTGCAGTCAAAAATTGTAAACTTGCATTTGTATTCTGATATACTAGCTGTGTAAATGTTTTGAAGTCAATACCTAGAACTTCTCCCAATGTTTTATAAGTATTTGTCGCAGTGTGTGAAGATATATCTTCCCCATTCTTTGTTAGCTTACATTTAAGGGCGGTCCTACGACTAACGTTAATAACATATACGTCACTATCCACAGAAAACTCAAGACTAATATCATAGCCTTTACCAACATACCTGTTAGCAATATCAGCTTTCTTAATATTTTTACTATTTTTATTGAATAATACTTCTTCCAATATAAGAGGGATAGAACTCTTCCCAACACCATTGGTTCCAACCAACTGGGTAAGGGTAGACTTTGATAAGTCCACTTTGTTTTTCTCTCCATATGAAAAGCAGTTACTCCATGCTAAAGTTTTTAGAATAATCATTGAACACTCTCACTATATCGTTTGTTTTCTCTATTTTTAATATCTCAGTTAGATACTTTACTAATTCTTCTTCCATTGTTAGATTTTCAAGATCAAGTGTTGCTTCAGTCTCTCGTTTTACTACTTTCTTATCTAGTAAATCTGAGTTCTTTACTTTTGCTAAATCTTGAACATCTCCTTCTATTTCGTAGATTGTATGATGCCACTCCGTTTGTACCATCTCGTCTACATTATCTACTGTCTTACGAATTAACTGTGGTAAGTTAAATTCATGCCATGTCCAAGACCAGTCATCATCAATAAGAAGATAACCAGTCTTTACAACATTTCTATGAAATGATGTGGTCATAGGACTGCCAGGATATACTATGTTTCGTTGAGTATTCTCGTGAGCATGTAAATCTCCTGCAAATACAGTCTTAAATTTATCAAATCGAGTTAAATCTACTTCGGGTACTACATGAGGTGGTATCTCTCCACGAACATGAGTAAATAGATAATCTACATCATCTATATCTTCTATACTATTCTTTCTATGTAAGTCAGCATAGGGTAGAATTGCCCAATCATGAAGATAAAAAGTTTCTGTTATAACTTTTACTTTTGGATTGAGTTCTTCTGTTACTCTTTTTAAATTTGTAAAAAATGTTTTATTCTTTCTAGTAGCTTCATGATTACCATCAAATATGATAGTCTCCACATTTACACCTTTTATAAAGTCAAAATATAAAGTAAGTTCGTCCATTGATGGCATACGATCAAATAAATCTCCACCTATAATGTGTAAACTTATTTGATCTTCTAGCTCTTTTAACTGCTCGAAAAAGAGTTCATACCTTGAGCAAGCCCAAGGCATTGGAACATTCTTTTGACCAAGTTTAATATGCCAGTCTGCCGTAAATAATATCATTATTCAACATCAAATTCTGATGAAATATCTTCATCAACAGAACCGCCTTCTTCGGTAATTCTTTTTAGTAACTCTAGTTGCGCATCAGCTGTAGGTCTTGCAAGGACATCGTCCATTGACTTAAGATCAGCGACAAGAGCTTGTTCACTCTCGTTGAGCGCTCTTGGTTTACATTTTAATACTTGTAACTGATACTCTACATTAAAGACTTGAGGGCCTGTTTTCAGTCTTTTGAAAATAACGTCCCAGCCTGTTTCAGGATCAGTTGGATCACCTAAATCTTCAGCGGCAGTCATGATTTGATCGAATAACTTTCTCTTTAGATTAAAGATTTTGATACTTGGCTCACCATCGCTGTAATCAATACATTGAATAGCGTAAGACCAAGAACATTTTTGATCTGGATAATAGCTAGGAACATGATCTTTTTCCTTGTTATTGAAAGTTTCAGTATTTCTATCAAAAGCTAAACACTCTATTGGATAGTTTTTCTGCTCTCCTCTTATCCAGTATAAATATCTAGGAAGTAAATCACCCACTAATCTCACGTGATGATTTTCTTTTCCTGTATATACATATGATTCTATTCTTTCTTTTTGAGCCGAACCTTTGCTCTGATTAAATTTTATTGCCATTATATTTCTCCTTGTGGCTTCTCGAACATAAAGTGAATACGAT